ACTTACGCAAATGGCTTCTGCCAGGCGTGCGTGGGGGAACCCAAGGTGGGGGCTCTAAAGGTCAGGGATGACTCCTATCTACTACGGTGGTGAGCCGTATTCACAAACACGTCATGCGAGCGATCTAAACGATCCCAGCCACGCTGGGCCTCAAACAGAACGCCCACCGCATCTGACGCATAGGGGAGGTCATCAAACACCCAAGGACCTAACCAGGTCCAATCATACACATGTCTACGCCTACGCCGTAGGTTAACCTTCACCCCCTCGACTTTCGGGGGATCAGGCACGACGCTGCACCAATCTTCAAGGCTTAACCACCGGGGAGATGAATCCCGCAGCAGTTTACCCTGTTTACGCGCGACATCCAAAGCCTTAATTCGCAGGGAACGGAACCCTTGCGGCGGCCAGGTGTTTTGCGACTCCGGCGGTTTAAACCCGCTAGAGCACGGTTTACCCGTGTAGATGGTACGGAGGTACCGCAGATAGTCGGGTAGCTCGGTCTGCCTCGTTTCGAACGAGAACACGCGAAGCAAATACCCATCAGCCCCCAGACCTTTCACGCGACCTTTCGGTGCGTTAGGGTCAAATACATGAGGAGACTTATTCACCTGCAGAAACGGCAGTGCCTCATCGAAATCTACGATGATGCCGTCATTCCCCTCGGAGAGAGGGATAACGGACTCCCTATACCCTGGTCCGAGATGGCTAAGTAGCCACACGGCAACCGGATAAACCCGGCGATCTCGCGTAAGGCCATTGGAGGCCCAGCGGATCAGGTTATTATAGGCGAGAACGATCTGAAAAGGATCGTTTAAGCTACTGTCGATGTAGAACGGTGTAACATCAACACCATCACGGTAGTGCTTACCACAGCTCTCCCGGAAGTGGTGAGGTTCGTCCAGCGAGTCTTTGGTAAGACCAAATGACTTATCCAGGTTAATCCTGAATCCTGCAAAACGGAAAACTTCCGTTAGGAGGTCACCTACCCGGGGGTTACCCGGTACAGTGATATCATCGCCGTACACACTCACCACGGAGGTGTCAACGCCAAGTTCGGTGCATACACCGTGCGCTAGAGCATAGAAGATTAAACTCTCCAGCTCGAACGTATAGCCGTTACCCATTGCTGAGAACAACTCGTTTTCGTGCATATCACCGTCAACCAATGTACAGGGGGCGCGTAAAGCATCCAGCAAAACATACCACCTGGGATCTAGATCCCTAACCGGTTGAGCACCGATCAAGTTCCAGACGAGGCCACACACCACAGATTGCGACGCGCTTCGCACGTCAACAGTGGCAATGCGACCATCTCTGCTGCCGAGGGCAGCAAGACGTTGGTTGTGAGACTGATCGTTCAGGTTAATACCTGCGAGATACAGCAGGGCCCGGATAATCCGACCCAAAGCAAGCTGCATCATAACGCCGAAATCGGAAGGAATACCGATCCCGCGGTCAGTCTTCGCGTTCTTGGAAACGCTCATCCAGCGATCATACTCACAGACTGCGAGTTGACGCGTGAGGTCTATGCATTTGACGACAAAGTTGGGACCGTCATCCGACGGTTCCAGAGAATGTCGTTCGCCGCCCTCTTGGCTATACGCCAGGTGCGGTTCCCTTGATAACAAGGCTTTTGCTAACCCCAACGCCTTCGCTGGGACAGTGGGTTTCTCAAGCATCATCTTATTCTCCGGAGTGGCTTCGCCACGAGGGAGGGAGAGTGTGCTATGAGGACCGAATCTCCAGCTTCTCCAGAAAGCCCTTTCGTCAAAGACGCCTAGAACCTCGGCTATTTTCCGACGCGCGAATTGGAACACCCGCGCAACGGCCGGATCATCCGGCAAACCGAGTAGACGCTCATTCGTCTGAGCATTAACCGCTTCGTCCGCGTAGAACGCGTCCTTAGCGACTTGTCTGGTATCAATCCCAAGATCGAAATCGGGATACTTTCGGAGGACCTCCCGCAACAAATACTTGTCACGAAAAGCCTCATCTTGTACGTCCGGCAACTCTGCCGAGACAATCTCCTGCGCAGTGAGCGCAGTGAAATCCCCGCTGGGGTCTAGTGCGGCAGCCAGCCGCCAATGTAACTCCAGAGGATCGATAGGCTGGACAGCCCAATGATGATCATTGTTGGCCATGTGTACTTCCACCTGTGTGGCTTAGCCACAAGTTGGAGGAGACAATACCGGCAACCCGGGCCTGTGTAGGCCGGACCGATATCGGAGGAACGAGCGACCCGTAAATCTTCTGGATCACCCGCACGAGTTCCGGTTACCCGGAAAGCGCATCCCAAGTCGCTACGACGCGACTCGAGCTCCTGGTTATTCACCAGGTCCCCTCATTCTCCGCTGCCATGGCCGCAAAGGCCGGAACAGCAGGTACGCCGGCGCCAAGCGCCAGGAGGACTTCCGTTTCAGACGGAGCCCAGTCCACGGGTACCACCACCTTAACGGTGATGGATCCGAAACTGTGCACACGGGACACGTCGAGCCCGTTTATCGTTTCCGTGATCACCTTCGGGATTCGGATCGTCATTGACACCTCACGCAGGGTCTTGCCCTGTTTGGAGCGCATGACACTCGTCTCCCGACCCGGGATGTAATCCCGTGCCTTGTTCTGATGGCTGACGGTCGAACCGTCCACGCCGGAAGGAACAAAGGTGTGGTCGAGAGTACCATCATTGATGGTAAAGCTGGCATTGTCTGCCATGGTTTTCACCGTTTCGTTGTTGAGTCTAGGACTCAGGAGGTTAAAGAAGAACCACGACGCCCTCTTAGAGGCGCAATCGTCTATCCCATGACGGGCGTTTCTTTCCCGTTAGAGAGGACGCGAGCAAGGACACAGCGTCCAGTACCCGAGTCAGGTTCAAGGGATCCCTCTCGAAATGCACACTAGGTTGTATGCTGTTATCGAGAACTTCCCGGACAAAGGAAGTGCCCCCCACATAGGCGGGTCTCATCGACGGAGGTTCACAGAGGACAACAGGCGGTTGAAAGTCCCACGGCTGTGGGGTAAACGCGCCTGAGCATGTCACCTTCGACGTATAGTGGTGAGTGCAAGTCCCTCCCTTAAAGGCAAGGGTCTGCTTCGCGAACTGGGCATTGAAATAATCACCCAGGTTCACGACCCAGTCCACCATCCACGAAAAGGGGATTGATTCCCAAATCACAGACGGAGGATTAGCGACACCCGCATCATTTAACGATGACAGAATGTCAAACTTTATGGCCATAGTCAACACGACATAGGCCGACCGGATTTTGAAGCTTTCGTAGGTCCTTGTTACAGGCCACGGAGAAGCTGCAAATTCTGTCCACGGTCCCCACTGCTTTACATCCGTCGCCTTTTTGCGCGCGGTGATCAGCATCGGACGGCTACCGTAATACCGAGAGTCTAACAACTCTATGGCATCTTGAACGCCCAAAATTAGCGGCGTGGCAGCATACCTGTACTCCATCCAGCGTTCCGGGAGGGACTTCGCAGCCCAAGACCCAAAACCACCCATGTGTCTACCCCGCGCCCGTTTGACGGCACGCGGAACTCGACGATGAGCGATGTCGCTCGCAAAATTCGCAAGATCGACAATCTTACTGGCTAGATAGTCAGCGGTCTTTCGAGCCTCTTTTAATTCCACCCCGAGTTCGGCAGTGGCTGAACCCAACTCTGCGAGAGCAGCAGTCAGGGCTTCCGCACGTAAGTCCGGAAACAGAGGCAGAGCCGACACTTGGCTCATGTTCAGGTCCCACGATCTCGTACTGGCGTATAGAGCAGTAATTGCCCCTACCACGCCCTCGACACCGCGGATCTTCCCTTCGCTATCAAGGTAGGCCACCCGAGGCAGCCCTACCGAGTACAGGACATCTATGTCCTTCCACTTCCAACCCCAATAAGGCGTTGGATTACGCCACCCATCGTCCCCTTTCGGAGAAGAGTGTGACCGGTCGCGACCATTCGTGATCGCTAGTGGCCTGAGTCCACGGGAATCGGAATCCCAACCGTGATCGCACCCATTGCATGAGCAACCCTCATCGTCAGCTTGCCGGGTGACGCTATAGCGTCCTCCGGTATAATGCTTGATGACGGTGGTTACTTCAGGCAAGGGTCGAGACATTTTCCGGTTCTCAGGAATTTTACAGAAACCCCACCCAATTAGGCGGTGGGCATTACAGGAGGATCAACTTCCATTCGTTTCGACAAGGTGTCGATCCTAAGGCATTATGACATGCCCTGACGGAGCTCCGCGCTAAGCGGGG